CGTCTAATTTTGAAATCTTCGGCGGCACTGCTGTTCGCAAATCGAACCTTAATGCTGGGGTCGTAGCCACCCAGGTCTGTGTCGCTCGAGGCCAGGCTGGCGTCGGCGCTGATGCTGCTCTCCGCAATCGTGAACGCCGTCTCTATGGCGTCGAAGCCGCCCAGCATAGAAATGGTATCCGACTCTCCGACGATGCCCGGTCCCGTGTAGGTCACCAGCACGTCGTAGTTGCCCAGCACGTCAAACGACGTGCGGAGGAACAGCCACCGCAGCATCACGTCCGTACCCATCGGTGTGCTGCTGGCCGTCTCCATAAAGGCGTCGATGCCGGTGGTGTTCGACCCGTCCAGGTCGCTCATCGTGGCCGATTCGTGGGTAAATACGCGCCCACTGCTATGTCCACCGAAATGCGGTTCACGGTTGAGGAGCGCCCCGCAGTTGCGCGTGACGCCCGTAAACGGGCCATACCATATCTGCCGCACGTAGTCGTAGACGATGGCCTGGTTCATCGTGGTCTGGCTGTCTCCGTTCGGCACCCAGATCCACACCTCGTTGCGCTTCGGGTATTTGACGATAAACGCCTTGTGGAGTCGTGACTTGTTCAGGTCGTCCCAATAGCGGGCGCCGTCGAGCTTCCACGAAATTTTTTGCGCGTTGTTGCCGTCGAACTGGTAGACGCCATCCTCGCGAACGTAGATGATGACCTCGCCAGAGCCGGGGATCTGCACGTTGACGATGGCGCGTTCGCCTACAGCCCCCGCATTGGCCCGCTGCACCAGCCGATACGGTAGAGCGGCGTTGCCTGTTGGTATCGCCAAATGGATAGAGTCGGCGGTATGTATCGACAGGGCGTTGCCCAGCTTCGACAGCCCCGTGACATCCTCGCCAACCTGAAAAAAGGCGTTGGCGCCGTAGACCGTGGCATCAGCCAGATCGCTGCGCCATACTCTGTCCACGCCGCTGCTGAGGTTGCCCCACCAGAGGCGGTTGTCGAAAACCTCGATGGCTTTGGCGGTGGTAAACCGGGAGTCTACATCTGCCGCCGCCGCATTATTTCCCGCTGCCGTAATCCTCAGCAGCGTATCACCGGCCACGCCGTTGGTGGCGTAGAAGTCGCCGCGAAAGTTGGCAAAGACAAACGTATTGTCGTCACCTGCCGTAATCGTCATTGAGGACGTGCGATCTGTAAACGAGGCCGACAGGTTGTCCTCGTAAATCTTTGCCCCGGCGATGACGTAGCCTTTGGAGCTCGACGCCGAAAAGCGATGCTCGACAAGGCCCGTAATCGTTGGGGTGCCGCTGATGGCTGACGAGTTATAGAGCGCAATGCCGCCACGCTTGCTGACCTCGCCACCGATGCCCACGCGCATGTTCTCCATTGAGAACAATTCCGTGGGGCCAAGATCCTCAGCGGGGACGGCGTAGTTGACGCCCCCGGTCCAGGGTCCAACCTGGACGCTTTCACCGCGAACGGCCATTGGCTACTTCTTCGCCGCTTTCTTGGCCTTCTTGGCTTTCTTGGCGGGTTTGGGTGCCGGTGGACTCTCGAGCGATGCGATATATTCGCGCACGGGCGCCACATCTTCGGGATACACCTTGCCGCTGTTGATCAGTTCATCCAGAGCGCGTTCTGCGGATTCTTTGCATGCCATTGCGTCCTCGCTAACTGGCAACGGCCAGAGAGCCGTCTATGGTCTTGAATGTGAAGTCGCCAAAGCCAACGGCATCGGTGCGGATGAGGTGCGTCAGACAGCCCTGGCTACCGCTGGCGTCCATATCGACCTCGAGGTAGTGGCGCACCATCCGGTCATAGGACTGCTGCGCCAGCGCCGATCCTTCAGCGTCTTGCTTCTCTTGCATGATCTTGGCGGCAGCGTAGTACATCACTGCCGTCTGCACCCAATCGGGCAACCCCAGCGTGTCCAACTCTGTGGCGTCGTTGGAGCTGGTGAAATCCGCGATATATTTGCGATACCGGTACTTGATGGTCTCGCTGTTGGTGTCAGGCGTCGGCCAGAGTTGCACCGTCCAGTTCGTATTTGAGCCGTTCCACTTGATGAGAGCGACGTTCTCCGGTCCCGACTTCAGGTCGGTGTCGGGGTCGATGCGGTCGAGCGCCAGAACATCGACCATACGCATCTCAAAATCGTCGGTAACATTGCGAAAGCTTACCGGATGCATCACGTCGTCAGCTAGGTCGTATTCTGACGTGTTTGCCGTCGTCGTGATGCTGCCCTCAGCAAACAGCCACCGCCACTCCTTGACCGCACAGATCTCTTTCGTGCCGAGATTGATGTAGTCCCGCGCCTTGGTCTGGAATGTAGCCGCCGCGCTGGATAACCCTGCATTTGCCAGGGCCAGCTCAATGCATTTAGTCAGAGTCATTACACACCTGAGAAATCGACCAGCGTCGCCGTCTTGGTGCTGCCGCCAGCCGTGATCTTGATCAGTATGTCGCCGTCTCCACCCGTGCCGGTGCCGTCAGACTGCCACAGCGTCGCCATCCCTTCGGGTGGGTCGGCGGGATCGGCAGACTGCTCCTGGAGGTGGAGCAGGTTGAACAACAGCAGGGTACCGTCGCCCGTGTAGTCCACGGCATCGACCAGGCCCGTGACTGTGTTCACTACTCGCTGGCCCCCGCTGCCAACGCCTCAGCATCAATGCCGCCACCGTAGCTGCCCATGCGGTCGCGTTCGGCATCATACGCTTGCGTCGAGGGTAGGGGCGGCAGGTTGTTCAGCCACCTGTCGCGGTATATCTCCACCGCCCAGTTGCCGATGTAGGCGTCGTCGCCAGGCACGGGCGCCTGAGTTTTTACGACCTCTTCCTTGCCGCTGATGGTGTTGCGGACCACCGTGTCCACCTCTTGCATCCGCATGCCGCCACCGTGCTGCACCACCCAATCCGGTGGCGCCGGCACGAAGTCCGCATCGTGAGCAGCACCGCCCGATACACGAGACATCTGCAACGCCGATTCGTTGGTCTCACGCTGCGGCCTACGCCGCGCCGCGCTGCCGATGCTGCGCCCTACGCCCAGTTCCTTTGCCAGTGCCTCGCGCTCCTCAGTTGAGGCGGTACGCACGGCGTCACGTAGTGCTGCCAGCACGTCGTTGCTGTCGGCCTTCTTTGCCGCTGCTGCTGTCGATGCTGCCATCGGACCTCCTGAAAAAGTGGTGGGGAGGACGCGTTGTGCGCCCTCCCCGGTTGTGTTACGCGACAAGCCCCTGAAGGACCACGCCAACATGACCCGTGTTATCGGGTGCAAAGGTGGCGAAGCCGACAAGCGGCTCAGTCTCCGCGTCTTTCAACTGCACGGCACCGGCAACGCCATCAGACAACGTGAGGTTGTCGTAGATCGCGATGGAGCCGTCTGCCAGGATCGTAGCCACGCCAGCCGTCTGCACCCAACCGTAGTAGTTGGATGTGAGGCCACGCGTCGTCACGCCAGCGATGATGCCATCCGTTCCAGCCGTGGCGCCGACGACGTTGTAGTAGAGGCCACCCGTCACGCCTACATCGGTGTCTGTGGTTACGGCTACCACGAGGCCGTCGTAGAGCGTAAAGGTCACGGCGTTCGATGATGCTGCCGTGTTGCTCTTGATCCGGTACTGGTGACCCTCACCAGCGTCGTCAGTGATATGCAGGTATCCACCCGCATACTGGTCGGCGGTAGCCGATCCGACGGTGCCGCTGTCGGTATAGGTCACCTCCGTTGCCCCCGCACTGGCGGCGGTCAGCTTGCCATCCGACTCGACGATAGCTGTTGCGCTGACATCCTGAGATACCAGGAGGCCGGGGTTGATTGCTGCTGCCGTGTAGACGTAGCGGAAGCAACGCCCATCGGCCAGCTCGACCTTCTCGCCAATAGAATGCTTTGGCGTCGAAGACTCTTCATAAATGCCCTGCTTCGTGCCGGCACCGCCGACCTTGTTCAGAGCGTGGTTCTGATTACGATACGTTGACATCTGTCATATCCCCTATGAGCAGGGTGGAACCGCCATTGGCTTGGCGGCTATGGTTTACGTGAGTGTCGTTGCCACGCCGTGACGACGGCGGTTGTTGGTGGTCAACTGACAGCCGACCACGATAAACGCCACCTTCGCCAACTGGTTCGTCGGCTCCTTAAAGGGCGTTTTGGCAAAGTTCATGCCGCTCTGCATCTTCAGCTTGAGATACTTGCGGTTGAGCAGGTAGGCATGCTGGCTTGAGCAGTCGCGGTCGTACTTGACCACGGCATTGCGGAAAGCCGGGAACCCAGCATCGAACGGCGAACGGTCGCTCGTCAGGCGCTGGTATCCTGTACCCTCGAGGATGTCCTGGAACTCCGTAAACAGCGTGAGAGTCGTGAAGATGTCGGAAATCTGGTCGTTGCCCTCAGACGCGTTGTTGTAAACGCTCGAGAGGACGAGGACGCCAGCATACGACGGCGCAGACGACGAGTTGAAGTCTGTGCTGGTTGTGTTGCGCTGGTTTTCCCACCACGTCTCGCTGCTGGAGTTGATGCCACCCAGTGTGCTGCCAGCGGAGTCGGCCACGATGTCCTGAAGCCCAAGCATGGACTTGCCCGACTGCGCCCCGTAGATCGCCGCGTTGATGCTGTCGCGGATGGTGTTCATCGACTGCTCGGTCTTGGCGGTGAGGAGCTTTACCGCTGCGTCACTCTTGCGGCTCTCCATCTCCTCAGTCATCGAGATGGTGATCGGCACGGCCTGGTAGCGCCACGGGAAAAAGGCTGCCGTGATGCCGTCCACCGCGTCGGTGTTGAGCGTGTCGTAGTCGCTGAACCACTCGCTCGAGTTCTTGCCATACATCAGGTCTTCTTTGATCTCTTTGCCGCCGCTCTCAGTCTCCAGGTTCCCGGAGGACTTGAACATCTGAAGCGTCGGGTATTCATCGAAGACGTTGTCGGTGAGGCGCTTTCTGTGCGCCCGCATCGCCGTCGTCCAAGCGGCATCCCATGTTTCTGTCGTTGTCGTTGCTGCCACGGTTGTTTCTCCTGTCTAACTAGCGTTCAAATCCCAGAGCCTCCAGCTCTGCACGGGCTTCGGCTATAGACAAATCCCCGCCGCCATCGTGGCTGACAGCCGTGGTCGCAGGTGTCGTGATCTGGTTCTTGGTTGCCTGACGTATGTCGGCATCGGTCTGGCGGGCTGCGTTGGCGGCTTGCTGGGCCTTGCCCGTGACGAGTTCATACGACTCCCGCACGGTATAGGGGGCCTTCGTCAGCGGGTTGACCGTATTGATCAGCGCCGCGATCTGCTCACCGTAGTTTTCCACATCCTCGCCGTGTGCGTCTTTGGCGTCAGCAATCTCAGAGGCCAGCTTTTCCTGACTCTGGACCTCTTGCTGCTGCTGCCACTGCTGCACCGTAGGCACAACCGTTTTCATCTCATCCAGAGCAGCCAGAAGGGGCTGAGTTTCGGCGGCAATCAACTGCCTCACCACCTCCACGCCCTGGCGCTGCTCCTCGCTGAGATGTGAACCGGACAACTGCTCGTTTAGCTGTTCAGCCTGAGTGGGCTGAGGGGGTGCCGCCATCTGCTGGATACGATCCCGCCATTCCTGCTCCACCGTC